GGGTCCAAGCTTAATATTTTATCATAATAATCGGATTTATTTGATCTATCAAGTGCTGCTTTGACGGCATCTTTATTGAGAATTTCCGTAATAAGCATAAAGCGTTCATTCTCTAGATTTCCAACGCCACATTCAACAAGTTTCATTCTACGCCGCATGTCTTCGATATCCATTTTTTCTATTTCGGGATATGAATAGAATTTGCTATCAACAGGACACAAATATCCATACAAGTAGGCACCAACCGTTGCAGTATTATAGTCCCACTCGCCAGTTTCTTTGGGAAGTCCATTTTCTTGCGCCCATGCAAACGCCGTGCCATGACATTTTCCAGTAATTACAGTTCCAGTTGGAACATGCATAACCGCAGGTATTCTCCTGTCCGTTCTCCCTCTGTATTTTTCTTGAAAATTATCGGGATCGATTACCTTCGTAGGAATACTAACTTCCGTAAGTTTCTGTTGTTCGCCCCCATAGCCCTTAAATAACTTTTTCCCCGAATCTGTCTGAGTTGACGTTGTTAATTTAGCCTTTGGGAAGGTTTTCTTAAGTCTATCCATCATTAATTTGGCGATATGATTTCGCTTCCATCCTGGACGAACAGAGATCATATCAATAAAAATAGTTTCATCGTCACTGTGACCTTCAATGATTCCAAGAATATGTTCAGTCCCTGGTTTTTGAAATTCTTTCTTCCAAACATCAGTAATAGGACTCCCGCCGCCCATAAAAGTTCCACGTGGAACCATAAGATATGGAATTTGCCCTTGTTTCATTGCATTGGCAGATTCATCGGAGTCCATAAAATAAACCAATGTCCATCCCTCGGCCAGAAATCCTCCGCCCTTCCCCTGCCGAATAACAACGATATTTCCCCTTACTTCTTCCACATCCTGACCTTTTAATGGTTTATCTCCCGCAATAGCCGTTTGACCCTGCTTAGTCATCAATGGAGATTCAGTAATTGGAGCATTCATATGCTCCATTCGCCATACTAATTCGGCATTATATTTGTAATATTCGTTTTTATGAATTTCGGCCTGTTGAAGATTGCCGTTCTCCTCATACGCAGTCCACAGTCTAAGTGCCTTTTCCCGAAGAGCTTTGACTTCACTCGTGACCAATCTATCGCGCCGAAATTCCCCGTTTTTTATGTCCTTTTTGTCCCAATAGCTTCGATCAAACTTTGGGTCTCCTAACTCAGGACTGTCGGTCATTGTAAGATCAGGAAGTGCTTGATTAATATCTGTATCCTTAATTTTACCAAGTTCATTCACCGACATTTCCCTGTCATATACTGCTACGATACCATCTTTGAGTTGTTTAATGATACCACGGGAACGAAGAATCTTGAATATAATATTTTCATAACTCAATTCGCCATAAGTATCAAGTCCATACTGACGATACGCATCAAGATACTTCTTCGCAGCCTTCATTTTCTCCCTATCCTTACTATTCAGAACATTCTGAATGTAAGTTTTCATAATATCATACTGAAATCGGAGAGTGTTCCCGTTAATTTGTAATGGCATCTTGAAAGGTCTGCGAATCCATTGATCCTTTGTGAGAGAATATACACCAGTCACGTGTGGTTTCTGTTCCGTGGCATTCTGAATATTCATTTCAACCTTGAAATTTTTAACTATTATATTATGCTCGGCATTCCATTGTGTGCCAGCAGTTTTGACTGCCTTAATGGCAGTTTCCATTGGCATTTGAAGTCTGGAATAGTCTATGATAATATGAACATCAATGTCACTATCAACTGTCCAATTATAATTTGCTATGGACCCCATCAAATAGACATCAATGACTGGAGATGGAAACTTTGTCTTCTCATAGAAATCATACGCCAATCTTAACAGGGTTATCCTTATCGTGGGATCTAAATGCAAATATCCATCCCACAAATCGGGACATAGGGTTTCGTTATAAATGCGGAAATTGGACTCTTCCAATCGTCCTTTATTAGCCATTGCATAATCAACCAAAGTTTGATAATGTCGTGGATTCACTACGCCTCTAGCTTCTAACCATCTATTTAATATTTCCATACTATCTTCATCTGCTCCATCCGCCCACACCGAAGTTGTTCTTTCGTTGACTCCATGCTGAGGTAATTTCTCGGGACGCGGATGAAGAATAACCGTTGGTTTTGAAGGATCATAATCTGGTGAAGCGGGATCATTATCTGGAGATTTGGGAAATTTTCCACTATCTTGCTTATATCCCTTTGATTTTTTATCGATCTTATAATCAACTTCGGTCGCAAGCCCAGCAGTATTAACTGCTGCCATTTGCCCACCAGGTTCATCCGATGGCAGTGGGGCATATCCTAACGCTTGGCGGGCCTCATTACGCTGTTTGCGAGCCTCTACCACATAAGGACAAAGCCAGTCGTTAATTTTCTCTAAAGGAGTCTCAGGACGGGAAATCAAATTTTTACAAGTTGAATGCCGCCATGTAATACCTCCATCTTCGGTATATTCCATCCGTTCACTTATCCTTTTTTTACAATGTGGACAAATGTCGTGTTGAATTTCATGAGCATTTCGTTTAATTAGTCTTTCTGGAGATTCGCAAAACGCTTTGTCAATTGTCTCTGTAATTATTCGCTTAAGGTCTTTGCTCATATATATATAAATACTAGGCAGGATGCCATAATTGGCGTCTTGACATCAATCCATGAGCAATTTCACCAAGACTTAGTGGTGATGCAATTTCCTTTAATTCTTCAATGGTTTTACGATACTTGTTTGCATCATGAAGAATACCATATCCACCCGCCTGAACAAATGCATCAATTGTACTTTTACGGTCATCTACAAGAATTGATAAATGATTGGCAAACTTAGCCTTTAAAACACCCCCAGAGACAATATGAATATTGCCAGGCGGAAGATGTGGACGAAGATTGTGTTTGATCCATTCAAGTTTTCCTTCCTCTACAATTTTACCAGCCTCAATATCTTTTCCAGTAGCCGTTGATGAAAGTATATGAATATTCTCAAATAAGTCATTTGCCACATCCCATAATTCCTGCCCACCATGCTCCCATGCTAAAGATTCCCAGAATTTAGAACTGCGAGTTTGATCATGAACTCGGGCAACATCATCCTTCCTATAATCTGTCTTGCCCTGGACTTCTATAGGCTTAATGCCAATTTGCTTAGCAATTGTCCACCACCCACTACTGTAATCAACAAGTACGCCATCCATGTCCAAAAAAATTGTGTATTCTGAGTTTTTCATGCTATAATAAGTTGACGCCCGAATTTTTCTCCTGTATAATTGTACAGTACCAGGAAGAAAGAAAGAAAAAAAATAAAAATAAAAAATAATAAGTACAAAAAAAGAAATAAGAAAAAAGTACTAAGACAAGAGTACTAAGACAGGAGAAAATTATCTCGCTGAAATGGATTAATAAGTTTCTCGTTTAAACTGTATCTTGATTCTTTCAGTGTGTTTAAATCTATTCCTGAATTATTCACTAAGTCAGCAAAAGCAGAATATTTTTTGGCATAGTACATAGCAGTCTTCTTACTTATATAATGTTTGTATCCATCCTTGTTCATATACATCAATGTGCCGTCATTTTTATCAATTGATAGTTCAGGAGTAACCTTCTTCTTCTTCTTCTTGTCAGGATTGGATATTGATGGCGTCTGGCTTGGCTCAGAACCGCTTGCAGGGTCTGATGCAGGTGATTTGCTACCTGGATTTGTAGATGGGACAGCAGATGATTTGTCAGGTGATTTGTCAGGTGATTTGTCAGGTGATTTATTCGTTGAAATGGCTTGAACAGGTACCCCATTTTTAATTAGCCAATTCAAATCGTATAGATTTCCGTGTTTAACCTTAGTTCCATTTGCAAGTACCGTAGTTTTGATTGGCTCATAATAATAGTATTTTCCGCCGTCCATCGGAGTAGTTTTAAATCCTTCTATTGAATGAGGCACAGTATTATCTGCTAGTTCGTCCGCAGATTTATTCGTTGGAATGGCTTGAACCCCCTGTTCCTTTAGCCTTTTCAAACTGTATAGACCTCCCTCTTCAACCTTAATTCCACTTGGAAGTTTCATAGTTTTGATTGGCGTATAATAATAGTATTTTCCGCCGTCCATCGGATAAGTTATAAATCCATCTATTGAATGAGGCACAATATCATCTGCCGATAAATCATCCGGAATTTTTACTGGTGCAGTTGGTCCACTGGGAGACTTTGGAGCAGAAGATACAGACAAATCTTCGGGTGGTTTATCCGTTGGATTATCAAGTGTAATACTTCCATTTTTAATTCCCGCATCCCAATTCGTTCTTGGCATGGAAATTATTTTTTTATCGATTTTAATTTCTATTTTTTCGGGACTAACGTCAGTCACAGTAAATTTATTTCCAGCAGTCTCGCCTGTATCATCCATTTTAACAATACCGCTTGGAATAGATGTCGGAGATCCACCACCAGGAGGCTTTACAGGTGGGGTAGGGGGTAGTCCTTCTGGTCCTTCTGGTCCTCCTGGTCCTCCTGGTTCTTTGGTTGTATCGGTAGGAATTTTTCCTTTGTAAGCTGCCTTAAGTAAGTCCTCAAGTGAAATATCGGTCAATTTCTTACCTATGGCAGCATACAACATTTCGGCATTATCCACTTTCGCCGTTGCTTCTTCCTTATTCATATGGGAACTATTCACTAAGCCTTTTATGGCATCATAATATACTTTTGGTTTTAATGCCTCCGCAAGCAATTGGTCAGCCGTAATATGTTCGGGAGCAATTCCGTCTTGTCTCAATTTCATCCATGCACTCATCAAAAGTGTAAGATCATGATGTTCCTGCTTCATTGTTTTCTCGGCTTCAGCATATGCAGGATATGCACTAATGTCCTTTGGCTTTATATTCGGAAATTGCTCAAAATATCCAGTATGATTCAATGAATCTTCCCACTTCTTATAATCTTTACCTTGAAGTTTTTTCCCAACTTCGACTCGGCTGATCGGAGGTTCAATCCATATACCGTTTAGTTCGTTCGTCGGGGTTCCATCCCCTGGATTCTGTTTGTAAGTAACACTACCATCATCATACCATTTAAGCGGAAACACAGCTAAGCCCTTCTTGGATTTGAATTCCATTATCTTACGATGGGTAGTAGCCATCAATGATCTTAATAACTTTTCTTCCTCTACTTTAATCTGTTGAAGAATTTCGGGAGAAGCACCTTCCAGTTTACTATCGTTATAAGGGTCGGAATCCTGAACTATTTTATTAGTCGTAAAAAATTGGTCATCACCTTGTGTTGTAGCTCCTGCCTTAGAATTAACGTCATCATCACCAAACCTCATAATCATAAGAGAGTCACTTGACTTACCATCTTTGTAAGCGACAACATATATTTTGTTTTCTCCCTTATGACAGTTCCAAATCACTTTAATCTTAACTCCTGGCAATCCTTCAACATCCTTCTTTAAGTTCGGGTCAATTGGTTTAACGTCTATGTTCCAAGACGTCGCTGGAAGTTTACGGAATTTACTGTGAAAATTATATAGAAATTCACCAGGAATTTCGGGTTCTACGTTATCATCTGGTGGAGGTGTATGAACTGGGGCATTTGACTTTGGAGGTGAGGTAATTTCTCTCAACAACCACTTAAGCTTAATTCTAGACTCTTTAATCGGCGATGGGCCTTCAAATTCAGTTGGTAATGGAATATATGCATTAGTCGTTGGATCTTTATCAAAATAATGTCCCGTATGAGATTTGTCGGACATGACTGCATTGTTAATAACCTTAATTGCGTGCAGGATTATAAATGAATAATCCTTCGGTAAAATTTTAAAGACGCCGCCGTGTGTAATTGATGGCTCTTCGCTTGAAGGCTCGGCACCCCCACCTGAAGGCGTTCCTGCTGATGCAGGCGCTGCTGATGCAGGCGCTGCTGATGTAGGCGCTGCTGATGTAGGCGGTGCTGATGTAGGCGGTGCTGGAGGCGTTCCTGCTGATGTAGGCGGTGCTGATGTAGGCGGTGCTGGAGGCGTTCCTGCTGATGTAGGCGGTACTGATGCAGGTGCAGTCGTAACTGGTTCCCTAATATCTCCAATACCTTGAATTGTTTTAAAGTGGTTAACAATCTGCTGCATGTTCCTCGCAATCTGCCATGTCGGATTTTCAAGGTGTATTCTAGCCAATGCCGCATAAATCTGCGGTTCTGCCATTTTTGTCTTCCTACTAGCCTTCTTCACGAATCCCTGAAATACAGATACTATATAATTCTTCCAATTATTCAAAATTGTCAATGAATCATTAGACCCGAAAGTCTTATTCATCCCCATACCTTGTTTTATAGTATCCCAAAACCCCTCCTCAATTGTATAGTCACTATCTAATGGTAGAGGCGAAGGTGGAGCCGATGATGGAGGTGTTCCAATTGTCGGTGGAATTGCAGGAAAAAGAATTTTCGCCAATGCATCCAATTGATCTTTAACTTGTTTTTGTTTTCCTGGTGCAACACCATTTAACATCGGTGAAATTTTACTTTCCCAGTGTTTCATGGCATATTTAAGGTATCGCATGAAACCTTCCCATAAATAACGAAGCGTGGGGTCTGTAGATTCAAGACCTTCAAATATACTCATTGCTTGAGCACTTTTGACCTTTAATTGAGTAAATGCTCCTTCATTGACATAAGGAGACCCCATTATATTTCGAAGATATTCTTGATCCATATTATTATAGGTATAAATATAGGGTAGTAGAGCATACCAGTCAAGATTTTTCGGACCTATTCCTCCCTTATCCATTCATATTTCAAATTTCCACAGTCCCATATCCTATCATAACCATTCATCTGCATATTCTGCCACTCCGTTAAATTAGGATTAAATACAGATAATTTTTTTGCTAATTCGGATTTTCTAAACGAATATCGGTGATACACAGTATATGATGACTTTAATGAAAAATACCAATAATTTGGTTGCGTATTTTTTATAAACACAAATCCCAGTTTATTATAAAACGATGTATTGTTACTAAACCGTCGATCAGCATATGTTGTTACTTTGGACGGGTTATAGTTTTTTATAAAGTATTTGAACATTTTTCCTGCTATACCAATTACAGATTTCGAAACACAAAACCGATATAATTCATATTCATTATCTATAGATTTTTTATTTCCCAATGCTATCCTTGGTTTTCCAAATGTCATTACAGATACCAATTCCTCATTATAATATGCCCCGATAGCTATCATACTTTTATCGTCATGCTGAATATGATATTCATTTAGAAACTGATTTTTAATAAATGATGATATTTCTTGTAATTTGCATTTTCTGGCATAGATGATATCCGACTTATTTAATTTCAACAAATGTTTTAGCTTTGATTTTATAATTTCTTTTTTTGTTTCCCATTCGTATTCAAATATATGAATTAACTTTATATTGAGTTTCTCACATTTTTCGGTTTTGTTAATATGATACGATTTATTCTTGTTTCCCATAAATTCGGAATGCCATATCATTCCATTAAATTCAATCGCCATATTAAATTTTGGCAAATAAAAATCCAATTCCAATCCACCCAATATTTTTCTATCATGGGTTATTATATCATTCTCGGATATTCCTATATCTTTTAAAAACTCCAATATTTCTATTTCTGGCTTAGAATAATTTGTAGTGAATGGATAACACGTTAAACATCTCGGCACTTTTCCATCTTCTATCTTTCCGATGAACTTAGCATTACATTTTAAACATAAAAACTTATACTCTTCCTTAGACCCAAGATATTCTTCTTTGGAAAACAGTGGTTTTACTTTATTTTCCAATCGATCAGTATTTATTAACAGGTCATATATTTTATCATACCATGTTCGTTTTAAATTTTCTATTACATCTTTGTTCTGTATTGCTACTTCATATCCATACTTCGATAAATTGGTAGCATATATTTTTTCTTTTAATTCTGGCGATTGAAGACCAATCCCGCCAAACCTTTCCAAAAATGTATTTTTTTGTTTATCTTTAAAAAATAAAGACTGTATTGGATATTTTACACCATATAATTTCATGTTAGTAACTTTAAATTTTTCCCTGTTATTATAATTTTCATCTCCGTATCTTTCCATCTTAGTTTGTTTATTTTTCTCCACATTAACATAATTTTCATCTCCGTATCTTTCCATCTTGGTTTGTTTACTTTTTTCTATATTGACATAATTCTCGTCTCCATATCTTTCCATCTTGGTTTGTTTTAGTTTTGCCGAGAATCCCGGTATTTTTGATGAATGATTAACTCCATATTTTTCGAGCATAGTTCGCGTCAAGGAAGTCATCCGCTTATTGGTTACTTCTGCTGAACGATTGAGTTCTAATAAACATTCATTGGAACAAGTTGTCTTTTCTCTGTTTTTATATATTTCGAAGTTGGCACCACATATAACACATTTGCGGGTCTCGTGACTGTTACTGTATTTGCTTTGCCCCATACAAGCATAGGAACATCGTTTTCTATATCCCTTATATAATCCATCGAATTTACATTGTTTTCCACACATTTCGCATTTTCCATTATCATCTCCATATAAAAAATGATATAGCTTTTGCCCAAATGTACTGAAATTATAAGATTTGTCAATTTCAGTATATAATTCTAAATGATGCCGCTTTAACTGAATACTGTAATTATCAGTATTTGCTCCAATAAAAAACTTTAAGTCTTCTTTATTCATGTGGATGAATATACTCCTAACCAACTCAAATGTCAATTTATTATTGACGAAAAAAAGGACCGCTCTAAAGCGGTCCTTTGTTGTTGGGTAAACTCTGTATTATTAATGACTTATGCGTTCGGGAAACTTGCACCCGTAGGCAAAATATTAAAATCAAGGATTATGAACTCCGCTGCCTTGGTGGGCTTGAGATAGATTTGACCATAAAGAATATTGCGGTCAATCAAGTCGGGAGTATTATTGCTGTCGTCCATTACAACTTGAAAGGCATATAGCCCCGAACGTTGCTGCACGCTCTCAAGATAAGGATTAACAATTGCCAAGAACTTATTACGAGTCTGGGCAGTGTTCTGCTCGAACACTAAGTATCTTGCCGTTGAAGCGAAGAACTTCTTGATTTCGATGAGCAAGCGACGAACATTGATACGGTCAAGAGCCGAAGCCTTCACTTGAAGAGTCTTCTGACCCCATGCCACAATGCCTTGGCCTGGGAATGCTGCAATTGGATTGACGCGGCCCTCATAGAGGGTGTCACGTTCCAAGTGAGTGGTGCGGTCAGTTACTTGCGTAGCCTGAGCAATACCACCACGATTAAGACCAGCAGCCGCCCACCATTCACCCGCAACTCTGTCGTTGGAGGCGTAAACGGCTGGCATAACCACCGATGGAGGAACGGTCACAATCTGATTGATGTTTGTATCCTTAATCTTAATCCACGGATAGTAGGTGCCTGCATAGCTTGTATCAAACTCGCTTGCAAAAGAAACTGTCTCATCAATCTGACCAGACGTTGGATTTCCATCGTCTTTGTATAGGTCAAGAATATAGAAACAATCTCCACGATTCTCGCACATTTCAACTGTGAGATTAGTCACATATGAGTGCAATCCGTAGATGATACCTGGTGTTACGATAAGGTTGATGTCAAACTCATCGGCATTACCAAGAGCACCGATACATTGTCTATAAGCAATCGAACCAGCCCGTGTGCTAGTAGCACAATCCAAACCTTGGGTATTACCAGCAGTAATATCTGCTCCCACATTGATATGAATTGCTGGAGATTGACCTGTGAATCCACCTTGGAATCCAAATACGAATTTACGCATCTTGATATAGGTAGTTTCATTTGCTCCATCATAGATGGATGGAATTTCCCCGTTCAATGTCGAATCAAGGTAAGAGCCAGTGCCCACACCATTATCAGTGATTACTTCGTCAAGAGCGAAGATTGTGTTTTGACCCACGCTTGCTTCTGCTGGCAATGGAGCAAAGTATTGTTGATTATCTCTCCAATGTTCCGTGCCTGTGGAGGCAGTAGGATACAGAGATGTTAATTCAGCATCGGCTCCGATTGGAGGACCACTGAAATCAATACCCGAGGCATATTTGCCTGGATACAATGCATATACTGAGGCTTTCGTATAAGCAATTGGATTACACCAATTACCCATTTGACCATTTACTGGCGTTGCATAAGCTTGGAAGCCATAAGGCACCGCTGTCACTGGATAAGGATTTGATGCAACTTCAACACGAATATTCTTGCTGTTATTGCTATACGTTCCGAATTCGATGATTTTACCATCGTAGCGGATGTAATTGTATCTATCACCAACACGACGACCAATGAAGTCTGCCGAGGTCGGATCGAGGTTACAGTTTGGATACTGTTCAAGAATCTTGGTGCGTTTGTCAGTGTCACTATAATCACGAACAACTACTGTGAATGTGCCCCAATCGCTACCTGCAACTGTGCCAGCCAACTTGACAGTATTAATTTCAATCTTGAATTGAGTATTAGTATCTGTGCCATCTGCCAATGTCGCAAAACGGAATAATGGGAAACGATGTGAGACTCCACCATTCCAAGGAGACACTTTTTGGGAAAGAACCCAAGGAGTGAAGGCATTGGTCAAACTATATGCTGAGTCACCGTTCAGAAGGTCGAGAGACCACTGGTCAGTGAAATTCATTGGTTCATCGATCCACGAACCAGAAGGCATCACAGTTCCGTGAACTTTCCAGTGAATTGGGTCGGCGATGATAGTCGCAATATCGTCTTCAAAGATTTTGTAGAGATATGCGGCTTCTTTCTTTGTGCCCTGTGCATAGAAGTCTTGATTTCCAACTGTTGCACTTCTTCCAAATATATTTGTAATATACTGTGGGTCGTTCGGATCGAGTGAGAAGTGATATGTACCGTATCCACCATCCAATGATTGGCTCAAATCGAGATTGAACTCTTGGACGATTGTTGCGCTTCCATTTGGATCTGGATGATAACTCTGAGTCGAGGCATAAAAACCAGGAGCTTCGAGTTTGGTATTAATACTTGACCATTCGGTATCAGCCAGAACAGCAAGTACTTTGTACGCAGAGCCAGTACCTACCCATGCCTGTGTACATTGGTCAAAGGTTACATTTGCTCCTGGAATGAATCCACCATCATACAACCCAATCGGACCTTCGAGCAATCCAAGGAAGTTCAACGATGGACGATCACAGAAATCAACTGATTGGCTGATTTGAGTTGAGGCAAATTCCCAGAAATCTGCATTAACAAATGGTTCTGTAGCCGTGACGAATCCATATGGGGAGATAATATCCAAATCACCTTTGAGTTTGGCTTCACCAATAAGAGTATCTACAATCGAAGATGAATTAACTGATGCAGTAAGAACATTCAACGAAGTTGTAAAATAAAACAACGCATTAACGAGTCCTGTTATGGTCTGTCCAGCGTAAAGGGTTGAACCACTATTAGGGATTGACCATGAGGCACTAATATTTGGGAACCGAGAAATTGAACCGCTTGCATTAATAGCATTTGGCATTAATTTGACTGAGATTGGTACATATGGGAAAACAATCGCCCCCTGGAATATTGATCCCCAGTAAGAGGTTGTAAATTGATGAGTATAACTCTGAGATATAACACCAATTACTGATAATGGGGCTATACTTTGTGTGAAAACCAGTAAAAAAGGGTCTGTAGCTGTGGGTACACCTTGAAAACTTTGAGTTCCAAAATTGGTAACGCTCGAAGTATAATTATAACTCCAAGAGACACTTCCAACCATAGCACTTGTTGATGTATATGTATCCGCAAGAATAGTCTGTAATGTAGTCATTGACCCCGAGAAATACGTTCCTGTAAGTGAAACAAAAGAAGCTGTTGGGTTTGTCCAACCAAGATCAATTGCTCTGGTCCATTCACCTTCTTCTGCCCATATGAACCACGGGTACTTTTGGTGGTATCCTGTGAGGGCACCAACACGACAAACAGTTACAAATCCCTTTTCTTGAAGGTATTGTGTTGCGGTATATGGACCATACAAGGTTCCATCGGGAACACCGAATTTCTGTTGGAGTTCGGCTACGGTATTACACAGGGTTGGGCTGAAACCTGGCCCCTTGGAAAATGGTGCCACTACGACACCACCTATTTGGGCTACCCCTTGAGCAAGACCCGATTGATCTATCTCCCGGGTAAAAACGCCTGGACTCGTAATTCTGTTCTCCGGACTGAAGCGTCCTCCTTCAACTATTGGCATATATTTATCCTTTATAATTGTTCATTGTCGAATATAAATATTGCTTAAATATCAGGAAATCAAATTATTTAATATTTAATATGCGAAATGATCATTGAAACGGTGTTTTTTAGAAAAATGAATGATATATATTTTTGTAGGAAGCAATCCTAAAAAGATTAGCATTCTCAGGGCCAGGAAGTGGCCTATAGAAATCCAGATATCCTAATCAAGTGGATACTTCATATACGATCAGTTACGATGCATAGAGACGAGTGGTCGGAATAACACAATGTTCATTGTTTTCGATTACCACCACTTTGCTCTTCAACTTGAAATGCTTCGTTGGCCGTTCCTTCGAAGCATTTCTTTTGTACACTTATATATGGTGAATTTGCCATTCATCATAGAGTGGTCGATCAATCCATATTCGGCGTTCACTTTCCATTTCTTCTAATAATTTGCGAGTTAATCCGAATGAAGACCCAGTGATATTACTTTCTGATACTCTCAATGGACTGATAGGGATTTGGGCGAGGATATTTTCTTTTTTATTATCCCGCCGACGTTTTTTCTCAGCAATTTTCACCGAGACATTTTCTTTGTGGGCACCTCCTTGATGACATTTACTACATAGAACTTGGAGATTATCCATATACAAATGTTCTTCTCCATGATGGTCATATGAAAGATGGTGGGTCTGGAGGTTTTCTCGGCATCCACAAAAACACTTTCGCCCAGCACGGCGTTTAATTTCCTCACTGATAATACGCCAATATGCGGATTTCAAGAAATAAAAATACTTCTCCGATAGAATATACGGTTTGATTTCTTCCCAATTGAGAGTATTGGTGATGGAGATCATTTTTTCATATGATCCCGCACCTGTATCTTGGTCGGCTTTGAAATATTCGAAAATGAATTCCGCCGAAGTCATAACCTTTTAGTGGTTATTTCGGAGGAGTAGAAGTAAACGTTCCATCTCCCATATTAATCGAACCTTCGCCATAAGTCTTAACTATCTTGTCTAGGAGACCCTGTTCAAGCTTTTGGAGTGTTACCCATTCATCCTTAAGTTTTTTTTCATTTTCGACGAAATTTGTAACGAGGCGATCTAATTCAATTTTCTCAACTTGGAGAGTACCTAATTTGAAAATTAACTCCTGAAATTTGCCCTGTAACATTTTTATTTCCGAATAACTGGCCTCATCTATTTTTTTTGATGTTTCACTCATATATTTTTATTGACATCCTATTTATTTTTTGGTATCCTATCTTAGATATATAGTTCAGATAATGGAAAAATACTTATTTTTGAGAGAATTCCACGATTCTTCGAAATATGAGATTAACTACGAACAAATTAGATGGAAAAAAATATATTATATATTAGTCCGGCAGGAACTGGTGGTTATGCAATAGCATCCAAATATTTCATGTTTAACTATTTACAAAATGGGTATAATGTAACATTTATACCGTTGACGGTGGATAATTCGAAGCATGATTATGATGATATAATAAACAGTAAAATCAATGACTGTACGTTAACTCTTTATAGCGAATATAATTATATTATTATTCATTTTGTGCCTGAACTCTTTAAAAGTTTATATACTGAATGTATTGATTTTAAAAAATATATAAGAAATGAGCATTGTAAAATAATTCTACAAACAGTTTGGGAAACTACCAAATTACCTTTACATTGGGTAGAAATCATGAATAACTTTATAATAGACGAAATATGGGTTCCTTCCGAGTTTAATAAAAACGTATTTAAGAATTGTGGAGTAAAGACAAAAATAGTTGTTAAACGATACATGAGTTATAATTTCGTTGTCTCGAAACCGAAAGATGAAGTAATTATACCATCTCATATAAAATATGGAACCAAGGATATAACCAAAACTTTTAATTTTTATTCGATTAGTAGTTGGACAGAAAGAAAGAATTATAAAAACACAATTCGGGAATTTTGTAGAACTTTTACATCTTCTGATAATGTTAATTACTTAATTAAAACTACAATGGAAAATTACAGTGAATGTGGTAAACTAGAAATTAGGCGGGAGTTTGAAGAAATTTTACAAGAATTTCCAGATCCTCCAGATTTTGTATTGTTTTTAGAAAATTATGATAATGTAGAAATAAATGAGATTCATAATTTGGGGGATTGTTATTATTTGCTTCATAGAGGTGAGGGCCTTGGACTGGCATCATATGATGCATATATTAATAATAAACCAGTTATAGTAACCAGGTTTGGCGGTCAGGTCGAATATTTCCCTGAGAATTACCAATATTTTGTAGATTATTCATTGGTAAAAGCCGATGGACGACAAGAAACTCCGTGGAACATCCATAATCACGAATGGGCCGAACCTGATTATAAACATGCCCAAAAATTATTAAGAATGATTGCTGATGGATTTCCTGAAGATCATGGCGATAATCTGTAATAAGGAACTCTTTTAATTACACCAGCAACAAGGATTTCAATAAATCCATCAATAGCACCTGTATATGGAGCCGTCGCAGCCGGACAACTTAAATAACTTGCTGTTTTTGCAAGTGTTGCCGTACCATTAAATAATGATGCTGTTATCACCGAACATGATATATTACCAGATACATCAAGTTTATTTACTGGACTAATTATACTAATTCCTACTTTATTGTCACTTCCAGATATTATTATTGCTGGACTAGCGCCACCTATTCCGAACAATATTCTATATCCTTCACTTCTAAATCCCATATCACCAGCAAGTGAATTTGCAAAGAAATCACCAGGAGCAGTTACAACTACTGGTGCGTATCCTCTTACAACCCCAGCAGACCGTAAAACTATACAGGGGTCGGTTGTACCGTCCAATGAAATTCCATCGGCAACTGTAGTAGTATATACATGTAATGCATTTAACGGATTGGTGATACCAATACCAACATTACCAGAGCCACTAAATGTAGCAATTGGTCCTGTTCCTGAATTGATACAATCAAATAATGCATATGAATTTCCCACAGCATTTTTTAAGTTTAGAGTATTCCCCCCTCCTCCTCCAGTAGAATTATATATAGATAAAATGCTATCATTGCCAACTATTGATCCAGTAATTCTTATTGGTATACCAGTCAATCCAAATGCAAGAGAGGAAGTTATACTATATGTTCCTGGAGATATACCTGTAGCTAATGCAGCAGTACTGGCATTTACGGCCCATGATGAAGTTATACTATATGTTCCCGGAGATATACCTGTAGCAAGTGCTGCAGTACTAGCATTAGTAGCCCAAGAAGCAGTACCTTTTAATGAAGCAGTTACACTTGTGGCCGCAATGATTGGTACTGATAATATAGTTGTTGATGGATTATATTTAAGATTATTATCGGCGTACAAAGATTGCATTGCGGAGAATGCACTGGTTATAAATGTTAGATAAAAATTACTATCAAGAGTAGTAGCAAAAATATTTGTTTTGGAAGAATTGTCCGCATAGGAAGCAGTTGTGGCCCATGAGGAAGTTATACTATATGTTCCTGGAGATATACCTGTTGCTAGTGCTGCAGTACTAGCATTTGTTGCATAGGATGAAGTTTTTGCATATGAGGCACTAATTGATGCACTGGCCCATGAGGCAGATATATTGTATGATCCACCAGTTAATCCATTAGCAAATGCCGCCGTCATATTATATGTTGTATTATTCAATCCTGTAGCTAATGCAGCAGTACTGGCATTTACTGCCCATGAGGAAGTTATACTATATGTTCCTGGGGATATACCTGTGGCTAACGAAGAAGTATCAGCATTTGTTGCATGAGTAACGGCTGGAAGATCGCTTGAGTCAAGTAATCTAAAAGTGGGGGCACCATCAGACCATATCGGTCCAATAAACACAGCGTGCTGCGCCCTGGATTGCGAAAGCGAAGGATATAATCCGTTGATATTGTTAACATCAAGGTCTGCTACTGTAATTGTATTGTCTTTAATTTGTAATCCATTTACTGATGTCGGTGTGCTCATGTTATTTTAGTATTTTCAAAAGTTTGAATATTTGGAACATAGAATCACGCAAAATAAGTTGCCACGAGCTTATCTCCAGTCAATGGAATGCGGGTATTGGTTAGTGTAACATTGCCGCCTGAAATCGTATAGTCCCCATCTGAACTCAATAAAACACCATTCCAAAATACCATTTCTGTTCCCGCAATAGGGGGGGGTGACCACGTAAAATTATAATTTGACCCATTTATTGCCCCTGAAATTGGTGTCTGACGGCAAAAATAGTTATTTGCTGTATAATAGCTGGATGTACTAGCATTAGAAGCAGTACCTAACAATGAACCAGTTATCTTGGAACCAGCGGTAGTAGAAATAATATAACCAGAAGCAGATATATTACCGAGTACTTCAAGCTTCTGACTGGGTGTAGTGGTACCGATGCCGACGTTGCCGCTGCTTAATACTCTCATCTTTTCCGTAAACGCAGCTTCACCAGTCGCACCAGAAACCGTAGTTCCAAAAGCAATAAATTGATCAGATGCCGTGTTTGAGACACCAAGTTTCAAAGCACCGCCGATACCTCCATTCACATTATCTCCTCGTATAACCCCACCAGCATCAGCTATCCTTGAAACAATAATATCTCCAACTGTCTGAAATTTGGCGGTAGGTGCCGTCGTCCCGATGCCGACATTGCCCGCATTATAATATACATTTGATGCCGATATAATCCACGGAGTTGATGCGAATGCCGAAGTAATAGCAAAAGAAGCACTTGTGGTATTCAAACTATAAGAAGAAGATATTCCATAGGATGCCGATGTTGAATTATTGGAATAACTGGCACTTGTTGAAAACGATGCAGTATGATTGTAAACTCTATTATCAAATATTGCAGATGATGAAATGTATGATGCTGTCTGTGCCGTTGTAATAAAAACAGAAGCACTAACCCACGAAGCAGAAGTAGCAGTTATAGGAACAAATGAAATTGCATTTGCCGTTGTCGCAGTTGTTGCCCACGAAGCAGTACCTAACAATGAACCAGTTATCTTTGAACCAGCGGTGGTAGAAATAATATAACCAGAAGCAGATATATTACCGAGTACTTCAAGCTTCTGACTGGGTGTTATAGTACCGATGCCGACGTTACCGTTTGATAAAACAGTTATTGAAGCGGTATTAGTTGTACCACCAGCAAACAGATACAGATTTTTATTGGCGGTAACATTTCCAATATATAAATTACTTCCAGTATGATACAAATAACCATCATTTGCTTGTCCAACAAAATTAGAAGTATAACCACTACTGTTTATTCCCATATCAACATAATTACCAGATTCAGTACCAGTATCATTCGTGGCAACTATATCCGATGAAGCGGCAACACTAGAACTCCTATTCTTTATATTTAATTGTATATAATTACCAGCGGTGCCATATCCACTTATTATGTTTATTGAATTACTACCAGTGGAATCTACTAATAGTTTTTCAGGATTGGTAATGTTAAATGCAGATACTCCTATCCCTACACTACCAGTAACTATTACATTACCTTTGGAAATTAATCCATTCTTTATTACAAATTCAGAGGCCATATTATTTTATCCTTCACTTTCCAGATTAAATAATTAATTAAATTATATATTCTTAATATAAATAGTCATCTCTACCTAAGAATATCATACTTTTATATCGCCGCCGTTATATTCACGATATCGGAACTAATCCTGCTACAACAAACTCAATATCACTATCAGTAGAAGTATGTCCATTCGCAGCAATAGTCGGATTCTGTATAATATCCCACCTATGTGCGGATACCCACGTATCTGGATTGGCTAAAACATTATATGCCCATTGCATTCTCTCTGTATGCCTATTTGTCTCTGGATTCTCATTCTTTATGTTTACAGCAGCCTTCATAGCTGCAATAGCAGCAGATTGCCATAACTCTCCTTCGGACTTTAATAATGTGTACGTCGTTATATTTCCTAGTTCATTCATATGTTTTTATTTCCTTTTCAATATAATTCATCAGATTGTAGGAATCTGCCCACTGAATATGACCGCACCAACTCACTAATGATTTATATAATTCTTTATAGTTCTTATGATATAAATATGTTCGAACCTTTCTTTTACATCTGATTACCGACGATTTTCTTATAAGAGTGTGGGTTCTAAATATTCTATATCCGACGAAGTTTAATCCTTTTTTAATATTTTCTACATACCACTTTGAAAATTCCAGATTTAATTCGTTTTTTATGAATAAACTTAATTTTTGGAGCACCGACTTTAGATATTCTTTGTCGGTGGATAGAATAACAGTATCGTCCATATATCTTATATAATGTTTAACCATCAGCGATTGTTTGATATATCTGTCAAAAATAGTTCCATATACATTAGCAAATAATTGACTGGTTAGATTACCAATTGGAAGTCCTTTTCCAGTGATTGGTATAATTTGATTTAGTAGCCAGAGAATATGTTTATCTTTTATTTTTCTGTTTATTTCTTTGTATAATATTTGTTTATCTATGGATGGGAAGAATTTTCTAAAGTCCATTTTTAAGAAAAATAATGGTGTATTTTTTGATACCGACCGAATTATTTCTCGTGCTTTGAACATACATCGATGAGTTCCTTTGCCTTTCCTACAAGCATAACTACAGGAGTACATATATCTATCAAATAACGGTTCTATAATATTGCATAAAGCGTGTTGGACTACTCTATCTTTGAATGGTAATGCCGAGATTTTTCTTTCTTTCGGATGATAGATAGTAAAATTTTTATAAGCACCGACCTTATATGTTTTTTCTAAAATCTCCTTTTTGATTTGCTGCAAATTATATTCTAATCTCTCTTTAAATACCAATACATCCTTTTTATACCGTTTATTTTTCCTTGCTTGTTTATATGCTTTTCGCAAATTATCATCTTCCACTACCAAATGCATTAAGTTTTTATATTTTTTAGCCATAATAAAAAAATTGCGATGAAATTTGAGTTTGACCTCTACTATTCACCGCAATCACCTGTTATTTGTTTGCTTATCGCAGGGTGGTTATGCTGACCATTCTGTTGTTATTTCAAACATAATCATTGGTCTTGTCCATACAACCATAATCATATGGAAACAAAAAATCCAAAAATACATTACCGTCACAAAGCGGCCACGCAACCCAATATTGTTGTTACTATTCCAAACGTAATTATTCCAATTCGAATTACGAGAACCAGCATTGGAACCTTCATTCCAATTGCCACCGTTTTTGACACAACCAACCTATCACGATTTCATAGTTTTGACCCACCCATTCAACATATCCTCAACCTCACATAAATGCGTCGTCGCTACTTTATGTTGATTATTGCTTATAAGTTTTCTGGATGGATGAACCAAAAACCGTAAATAAAATCTCAGCAGAGCCAACCCAGCATCCGCTAAGTAAAGTTTTGATATCTGATTGGATTTCTTCGCCTGTACAAATAATTCCACCTGATTAAATATGCACTCCGTCATCTTGTTCCTCAATGTTACGTGTCCACCCCTCGGAATATTAATGCAAATTGGATATACATAATTGACAAACTCTTCGTACTTTTCAATGATCTCAAGTTGTTTTATTGCTTCTTCCATAAGACGAGTTAGTGTTGCTCCTCCACTTCGCTTCCGCTCCGCTACGGAACAACAATATGTTCACAGCGGCCACGCAACCCAATATTGTAGAAACTAAGCCAAACGTAATAAAACCAAAGCGAATTACGAGAACCAGCAAGGAAACCATCAGACCAATAGCCACCGTACAAACCTGCTACCATACCGTCAGGTGTCGTGTAAATATAACCCCTACCTCCAGTAACATTCCTCCAGTTGTAACTTACATCTGCTCCGTGATAAAAATTCAAATCTGCTCCCCAAATATACATTACCCCATAAGATTGCTCCATCCCCCACTTGCTCAACCACTGCGCCCCATTCGGCCTACACGTATATTG